TTGACTTAGATTAAAAAGGAATTAGTTATGGTGTTGCTTGCTTGCTTGCTTGTTTGTTCTGACTGACCGGGTAGCCCTGACCTGGAACCTGGTGGTAAGCCTTGTGTGGTAGTGGCATAAAAAAATAGGGCAACGAAAGTTGCCCTATTTCTCTTGGGGTGATTAGTGAGTATGCTCGAACCATAGTTCTTCGACCATTGGAACCATCATCTCTCTGCCGTACTTGGCAACAGATGAAGCCATTAATCTATCCATGAGTTCTTCCATACATTCGCAGTATGGAAGATGCTCAAGGATCTTATCCTCAACTTCAATGAATACTTCTGTCATTCTCATGATTTGCTCCTATAACTGCGTGGAGTAATAACCCTTCCTCTTATATTCATATCAAATAAAGCAAGAACAGACATTCCACATAAAAACCCAAGAGCAAATAAGAGTATGGCAACAAGGTAGTAGCCATAATCAGAACCATAATAAAACGCTGTTCCAATAGTGAAAGGAACGCACATACTAAAGAACATAATATCTTTCATGATAATCTCCTCTGCTCTTGGATAACGATTGTGCCATGCTCTGCTTCATGATCTTCTAATAGAGGTGTCTCCTCTAGTATCTGACCATTGGCAACACACACAATGCCATTGATGACAAGGCTAGTGCAATTAGGCTCAATTGCCTTCGCTACTTCTAACCCATTATTATTGAACATACTTATTTTTAGTTTCATAATTTTCTCCTATTAGTTATTAAAATAAGTATGTATATCCTAAAGGTTAGCAAGCCATGTGTCCATAAGATACATACATAAATATCCCATAGTGTCAACTCTTTCCGCGTGTGTGTCCGCCTCGCCTCGCTCCGCTCGGCTTCGCTCGTAGGGGGGGATAGGTTCTAGAATGAAAGTAATAGATATTGATAGAATGAATCTAATGACATATCCATATAGATATGCCTTCGGTCTGCATTAGAATGAATCTATTAATATCTATTACATTGAATCTAGGGCCTATCCCCCCCTACGAGCGAAGCGAGTGGGTTCTATATTAGAGAAGAAAATAGACATAGAGAGAATATTCAGAAACTTTGACAAATAAAGCGACCCCCTTCATTATGTAAAAAGTCAAAAACGATATGGGGTCAAAAAATTTTAAAATTTCAAAAAATTTGGCATGAAAATTTGCACAGCCTGTAAACAAGAACTGCCAGAAGAAGACTTTGAAATCACTTCAAATCCGAAAGGAAAATATTTCCGTAGTGTTTGTAAATCCTGTAGAACCAAAATTGCAAATCGTAAGAAATCCTCATCCCCAGAAAAATATTTAAGACATCTATACACTCAAGCAAAATCAGCTAGAAGAAATTCAGGTATTGAATGGAATATAGAAGCTATAGACATTGTTGCGTTGTGGCATGAGCAAGAAGGCAAATGTGCTTTATCAGGTGTTTTTATGACGTGGCAAAAAGACGGAGGCGGAAGAAAGGAATTGAATGCTAGTATTGATCGTATAGATCCCCATAACGGTTATCTACCAAATAATGTACAATTGGTTTGCAGTAGAGTAAATATTTTGAAGCATAACTTGACAGAAGACGAATTATACTGGTGGTGTAAAAATATAATCACATTAAAGGAGTTGAACTGATGGCGAAGGCATCCTACGATATAGACTTGGAGCGGTTAGCAGAGCAATACCCTGATGCTACAAAACAATTACTTGAACTAACAGAGGCTTTGAACGCTAAGCAGCTTCAAAGGGAGGGGCAAGATAAGTTCCTTCGATACATAAAACACATGTGGCCAGACTTTGTGGAAGGCAGGCATCACCAGATATTTGCTGAGAAGCTAGAAAGAGTCGCAAAAGGGGAACTAAAAAGACTCATTGTCAATATGCCACCTAGACATACTAAGTCTGAATTCGCATCTACATTCTTTCCTTCATGGATCTTGGGCCGTAATCCAAAGTTGAAGGTCATGCAAATAACGCACACCGCCGAACTAGCCTTCCGTTTCGGTAGAAAGGTCAGGGATTTAATCGACTCACCCGCTTATCAAGAAGTATTTCCGGGCGTACAGTTAAAGGCGGATAGTAAATCGGCGGGAAGGTGGGAGACCAATGGCGGTGGCGAAGCGTTCTATTCAGGTATTGGCGGTGCGGTAACAGGACGTGGTGCGGATCTACTTGTGTTGGATGATATTCACTCAGAGCAAGATGCCCTCTCGCCCACGGCCCTAGACAACGCTTGGGACTATTATTCATCTGGACCACGACAAAGGTTACAACCGGGCGGTGCTATTGTTATTGTGATGACAAGGTGGTCAGTCAAAGATTTAACTGGCAGACTCCTTAGCAGACAAGTAGAAGACCACGCCGACCAATGGGAAGTTGTGGAATTCCCAGCTATATTCCCTGAGACTCACAAACCTTTATGGCCTGAATATTGGAAGATAGAAGAATTGGAAGGGGTAAAAGCCTCTATACCTGTAAGTAAGTGGGAAGCACAGTGGATGCAAAACCCTACTTCTGAAGAAGGCGCTATTTTAAAAAGGGAGTGGTGGAAGACTTGGGAGAGTGATGAAGTTCCACAAATGCAATACATTATTCAGTCGTACGATACGGCTTACACGAAAAAAGAAACAGCTGACTTTTCTGCTATAACGACGTGGTGCGTATTCTACCCAGACGAGGGGTCCCAGAGACCAGCTCTATTGTTACTCGACGTAAAGAAAGGTCGGTGGGATTTTCCAGAGTTGAAAAGGCAAGCGTACGATCAATATCAATACTGGGATCCAGATACCGTGATCGTAGAGGCGAAGGCGAGTGGGCTACCGCTAACCGACGAACTGCGACATTCTGGAATTCCAGTGGTGAATTACTCACCCGGCAAAGGACAGGATAAAATTGCGAGGGTAAATGCAGTTGCACCGATGTTGGAATCAGGCATGGTGTATGTTCCCGAGACGCGTTGGGCGGAAGAATTGGTGGAGGAATGTGCGGCTTTCCCTTTCGGAGATCACGATGATTTGGTAGACTCCACTACGCAAGCGTTAATGCGTTATCGACAGGGAGGATTTATTGGTTTAGAATCTGACGATGATCTACAGGATAATTATCCGCGCAGACTAAAAGAATATTATTAGGAGCTAAAAATGGCAGATAAAGGTGAAAAGATAAAGGACCAAGGATTTGTTCCTTACGCAAAACAAAAGACAATGGCAACTTCCAAAGGACCAAAGCCTGGAGCAGGTAAAGGCAAGAGCCGTGGTAGAGGAGCTGCTGAAAGAGGCATTAAGTTTACTGGCGTTTACTAGGAGGTCTTCATGGGACTTGCAAGTCTTTTAAAAAAACTTATGGAAAGTGGTAGTGGCATTGGCAATGCACTAGCTAGAAGATATATGCCTGCTCAATTTCATAGAACAAAAACCGATGAAGGTGTGGAGTTTATGAAAAGCCAAGCAGACGTAATGGGTCAGTATGCTGGGCGATCTATGGACGAACTAAACTCAATGCTCCAAAATAAAGTAACCAAAGGTCAAAAATTAATTGACGACATTCAAAACGCTGACCCTAGATTTCCAATAAACCAAAAAGTTGCCAGGCAAAAATTTACAGAAATAAACCAAGAAATTGAGGAACTAGAAAGACTGTCAAAATATTTAAAAGGTCAAGCGGGGTTGGTAGAAAATTTAGCTGACGCAACTAAAATAATGGATCAAGCTAATCGCTTTGAAAAAGGCGCAGCTTTAATAAAAAGCACTATGTTGACTTTGCCTGTGTTTGCGGGGGGCATGTATCATGGAGCGTCTTCAGAAGATGCTAACCCTGATTTTTATAATCCAGAAAAACCTCTGTTTCCGATAAAAGACCTTTTGCCTCCCGAAGAACCAAAAGAACCAGATGAAGCGGTAGATAAAATGATGGAGAAAAATTTTGGGGAAAAAACTGCAAATGTATTAATGGATTTTTTATCTCCAATTCCAAGATACGTAAACAAAGATAATGGCAGAAAATAGTAGACCAACCAATATAGAAAGGTTGTCGGATCTTATAGATCTGGAAGTCGAAGACGGTACAGAGGTTCAGATCGAAGAACCTATGGCTCCGGGCGAAACAGATGACATTGCAATTGAATTAACAGATGACGGAGCAGAAATAAACTATTCTCCTGATGTTGAAGTAATTGACACAACACCATTCGACGCGAATTTAGCGGA